AGTATCATATACTAGGATAAAATTTCCGCCAATCGCACCAGCGGTAGCAAAATAATTTGAACTGTTTTCATTACCAATAAACTGCCTATCTAATTGACCGTTCAAATCATTATATGTAAATACCTCAAAACCTCCACGATAAGTTGAGTTACCTACAGTTGCGTTCGTATTGAAGTGAACAAACTCTTTGGGATTCCCTTTATTCTTTTTCAAATTATGAGAGGGATAGTTAACAGAAGTAGAACCACCTCCAAACCCTAATTGAGTTTTTACTATACTAGAATCATCCCATCCTGGAACAAAACTACCATCGGCAGTTTGCCCTTCTGTACTAAATGAAAGATTCATTCTTCTACTCACGCTTTGAGTAGATACACCATCCGACACGTTGAATGTCACTAAGGAAGTTCCTGTGGTTGCTGCTGCTTGAGTTTTGGGCGTGACTATAAAACGAGCAGAATCACCAGTACTGGTTAAAACACCAGATGCTAATCCAGCAAAGTTTCCATCAGATTCTACAGAAAATGTTAAAGTTCCACTATCTGTTCCTATTATAGTATATTCTTGAGTTTGTTGAGTGGTTGATAATGCGACTGTTCCACTAGGAATCACAGTTATCGTAGGATCTTGATTTACAAGTGTGTTTGCAAACCAACTACCCCCATTAGAAAAATAAAATTTGTTTTGATTTGTAACATAATATATTTGACCAGCATTAGCACTTGCCGATGGTAAGTCTCCCGTAGCAGAAACTTCAGTTACTCCAGAACCACCGCCACCACCACGCAAAGATATATAAGATGAATCAATAACATCATCTACAACAGAAGAATCAAGAAAGGAAGGATCTAATTTATTTCCAAGCGATCCTAATATCGCTGCGATGTTTCTATTCTTTGTCGGCATACTATATCCTCACGATTAAATATTACTCACCTATTTATAAGAAAACTATGTTAAAAAAAGGGAGGGCGAATGCCCTCCCAGTATTTTATTATATTATATTTTATGATCCCAGGATATCGTCTACACGGAAGATACGATAGTACTGGTTTGTCTTTGCTGATGCCAAACCGCTGTCTGGAGTCGAGGATACGAATGGGTTTGATACCATACCGTAACGAGTCTTGAATCCAATCTTTGGTTGGAAGGTGTTTTCACCAACCGCACGAACCATTGTTAATGGTACGTATGGGCAATAGAACAGACCTGCGTCGTATGGGTTTGTACCCTTATATCCGACGTTTACATAGTCTGTTGTTGCGTATGGGTCAATATACACACGCATGCGACCGTTCAAAGTACCTGCGAATGTGTTACCTGTATCGTCAACGTTCAAGTTTGTTGACATTGCAGGTGTGTAGTCCAGCATGCCTGATGCAGCGAGTGCAGAAGCAACGTCTGATGAACAGATCATGAAGTTACCTTTACCACGACGTGTTTCTTTCGCGATAATGTTTGCTTCACGCTCAAGTTGTACAATAAGACCCTTGAACTTTTCTACTGACCAGCGACCATCTGCATCTGTCTGTACATTGAAGATACCGTTGACTGCTGTATTAGATGTACCTGCACCCAACTTCGCTTGTGAGTTGATTGTGCGAACTACTTCACGGTTGATTTCCGCCATGATTTCTGTTGACAGAATATTTGCCAACTCTGTTTCGGCATCCAGACCATGGATTGCTTTCAGGTCTTGTGCCAGTTCCAGAGTGTATTCTGCTTTCAGCGCACGTGACTTTGCAGTCACTGTTGCTTTTTCAATGGTGAAACCCATTTCAGCAAACTGCTCGCCACCTGATACACCCAGTGCTTCTGCTTCTGCAGTTGAGTAGAGGTCAAGGTTTGCGAGTGGATCGCCGAGTGAGTCAGCGATAGTTGAATCGCCGTCACCGTCCAGTGCTGAACCCATGCCTGATGGATCTGCTTCCATAGCAGTCGTGCCTGAGTCGCCTGAGTAGTTAATATTTGCTTCACCGAACAGTGCTTCGTCACCGTTTGATGAACCTGACTTTGTTGTCTGGTGGCGTGACTTCATTGCGAAGATCAAACCTGTTGGACCAGACATAGGTTGCACACCACAGATATCGTATGCCATCAAGTTTGGCATTGCACGACGTACAAGCGCAATCAGTACTGGGTTCCAGTTTGCTGTTGTGCCTGATGTTACTGTTGCTGTGTCGTTAGTTTCCTGAAGCATACCTTCTTCACGAAGTGCCACTTCTTGGTTTTCGAGGATTGCAGCAGTTACTGCTTTCCGATGATGGTCTGTAATGGTGCCTGCTGACTCTTCGTTCAGTACAGGTGCCCACTTTTCCATCAATTGATCGTAAGAAATTGCATTTTGCATTTTTTGGACTCCCAATTATTTCTTTGATGTTTTTTGAATCGCTGAGAGGTATTGTGCCATAGCACCGTGTGCCTCTACAACTGCTTCACCATCATCGTCTTCTTCGATGTCAGCAGACTCTGATGCTTTTTTAGTGAAATAAGATTCTTTGATAGTTGAAACTTTTTCTGAGAAAGTTGCTTCATCTTCAAAGTCGATATCTTCTGCGAGTTTCTTGAGTTTCTCAAATTGAGTTTCAGCAAGACCGTCAGCATGCTCGCGGATAATAGCATCACGCTTGTATGCTTCTAGTTCTTCCTGCATCGCAAGACTTCTTGCGATTGCCTCATTAGAAGATAGTTCTAACTCCTCATTTTCTTGAGCGAGTTGATCGACGAGGTCGACTTTAGACTCAGGCACTTCGATGTAGTTTTCTGTGAACAGATCCTTCAGTGAAGTCATAAACTTCTCTGCGATCTCTGTACGCAGACCCTGCTCTACTGCTACCTTATTGTCTTCCATCCACTGCTCGACAACGTAGTTAAGATAATTGTCGACTTTTTCTACGAGGTCTGATTTAGTTGATTCAACTTCCTCAGCGAGTTCCTCTTCGTACTTTGTCTCCAAACGGTCGATTTCTTCTGCCAGTTTCGTTTTAATTGCTGCTTCAAAAATTGTTGATGCTTTGCCCTTAAACTCATCTGAAAGAGTTGCTTCTGATTCTACCAACGCATCAAGGTCTTGTGAAAAGTCGACTTGATAATCAGGAATGATTTCGTCGTCAACATCAACACCTTCTGTTTTTGGCATGGCCATGTTAGTCATCATTTTTTTGTACATATCTGTCAAATTGTCTTTCTTTGCCTTTGACATTTCTTTATACATAGCATTGATCATGCCTGCCTTAGTTTTAGGCATTGGATCTTGTGCTGTCGCATCGCCTGCAGTTCCACCTGCCATTTTGCGTTTAGGTGCTGAACCAGTTGCATCACCTGCTTTATCAGTCGCAGCGACTGCTTGTGCTGGTGCGTTTTTAGGATCGTGTGCTTCTTCCACAACTTCGTCTGTTACTTCGTCATGGAGTTCAACATCCTGATCTTCGATTTGATTTTCATCAGTCATAATTGACTCCCTATATTTTAGATTTGAGTAACGAGAGGAAATTTTTAAACTCACGAACCTGTGTCTCATAGAGATCAGACCGTGGAGCGTTCTTAATTTCAGTCTCCATTTTTTCAATTTCTCTAGGTTCTATGATTCCATTGTTCCATACCCAGTCAACACCTTCCATAACCCCATTAACGAATGCTGAGGGTGCTGATGGATCCTGTACAATGTCTACAGCGTTTAGTAGGAAATCATCTTTCACTACCATTGTGCCACCACGATTATCTAGAGACCCCATACCACGAGTCGAGACGCCCAATCCAACCTCACCATCAAGAAGACCTTTTACGATATTCCCCATGGGTGTGTCCAATATAGTCGCCTTACCCACAACATCAGAACCTTCAAAATGAAGATCCGTAATCTTGTGAGAAACTTTATCTAAGTTTACCGTCGGACCTGCTGGGTGATTCAATTCACCGACTGCCCGACCTTTAGAAACTTGGTCGCCGACATATTTATCAACTGCCTTTTTCATAACAGGCATTGGATAGATACGTCCGTTGCGATTCTTTTTATCTGCTTGAGCAAATATACCTTCAATGGCATAAGTCTTTTCGCCATCGTCTTTTGCCTCAGTGACAAAATGCAGATCTTGTTCAACATATTCTGATATAAGTTTCATTTTTTAAATGCCTTTATAAATTCTGTCGCTGCTTTTTCTGCTTCTTGTTTTGACCTGTAACGATCAAGTCTGTCACCATCAACATATGCTGTAAATCCATTTGGTTCTTTATAAACCATTATTTGAATTT